TCACCAGCCGTGGCAACACCTCTATAACCAGTCATAGCAGGTTTTCCCGGTTCCGCATTATACTCGTTAGTACACCGTTCCTTGACATAAGATACAGCTGCTTTCACAAGCCCCCTTATATCAAGCTCAGCACCTATTCTTATTTTTGAAGAACAAACCTTGTCACTTTCTGAATCGTCTATTTTACCACTCTGCTCAACCTCACAAAACCTTGACCCGGCTGGCGCATAGTAACCAAAAACATCCAGAGGATAAGGACACGCATGAAAACCTTTCTCGCATGCCTTTATGTCGCCTGTTTCTTCATACTCCTTACCTACCTTATACTTAAATCCTCTACAAGATAAATCCTTATCAAATGCTTTATAAGCCTTTATTTTCTGTTCCATGATATTGTTTATTTTTCGTTATTTTGATATTGCGATAATTTTTTGTTCAAAGATCGGGCATTCTCTTCTGCCCAACAGGTGTATTCCATGAAGCCTGTAGCATGGCTTTTCGGGAATCGAATCGTATTTACGGTTATGGCACAACGGCGGCAGATGCGATGTATATTGTATTTACCTTTTACACCGTAACATACCACAGGATAACCGTCAGCAGTTTTCATGTTCCGCCTTTTTCCTTCGTTTCAGCTTTCTGATGAAAGCCTTGACCTTGTTCCTAACTAATCAGTTTTAAATATTAATCTTTTTCGATGAAAGTGTTAGTCGTGTTTATCACACCAGCAGAATCAACGCTCTTACCATCCCGGATAAACACTTTTTCTCGCATTAACTCTTCATAGTCATATAGTGACATTCCGATTACACACACACGACCATCAACATACAATTTACATTTCATTAATTCAGTTTCTTCTATCGGACCGATAACATCTATTTGAATTGTTCTTTTATTCATAATTCATTCCTTTCTAAATTAATTATTAGTTAATTGGCAGTTTCATAAAACACATCCACATAGTCTTTCCATGTCTTCCAGTAGTATGGCCGAAGAGTGGTTGCCGATTGATGGCACTCAATACTTCCCTAACTGTTATCTGATCCTCATTCCATTTGAAAATCAGAACTCCGTAGTCATCCAGAACACGAAAGCATTCATCAATTCCCTTTTTTATCACCCTTGGCCAATCTTCAGGAAGTTTACCATACTTCTTGGCTAACCAACTATTTTTGCCAACCTTTAGCAAATGGGGTGGATCAAACACTACCAGTTTAAAGGATTTATCCAAAAACGGCATATCGGTAAAGTCCGATACGATGTCTGGGTGGACTTTCAGATTCCGCCCATCACAAAGAATGTATTCTTCGTCCCTAATGTCAGCAAACAAAGCCAAAGGGTTTTTTTTGTCAAACCAAAACATTCTACTGCCACAACAGGCATCTAATATAAGTTTTCCATTTTCCATTAAGCTATTTCTTTTGATTTCTTCAATCTCAACTTTCTCAATACTTTGCAAAGTGCTTCAGTATTTTTTCTCGCTTGTGTAACCTCCACCGCATTCCCGATAAATTTCTTTTGGTCAGCTTGTGTGCCTATTAAAACATAATCTTCAGGGAATCCCATAATCTTTTTGAGTTCCGGAATGCGAAGCATCCGCATTTTAATATCCACTATGCCATACAGTGCCATGAACTCCTTTATCTTCACGGTCATAGGACTATCATTGTTGTAGATTTCAATCGCTACCTGACCGCTTTCTGTTGCTACCAGATAGGGCGGCATCTTATCCATGCGGGCTATTAATGTGAAGCAGGGGCTATCAACAGAGCCGCCAGCACTGTTGAACTGTGGATTCATCAGATAATGCCATTTCCTGTTTGCGGTAATGGTCTGGGAGGGTTCCTCTATACTACTACCTACATTTGAGAATGCAGTATTCATTATCCACGGCTGGCATATTACTAAGTTTTGTTTCAGTGTTGTGGTAACAGCGGGGCATGGTGAGTTTATATCAGACACCTGACCACCTCCAGAATATTGATTCATAAAAAATGGAGATACAAGGGAAAGTCTGTCTTTAGTCAGAAGTGTAGGACAAGGCTGATTAATATCCTTTCCTGTATCCTTAAAGTTATAAGAACACATAAATCGGCTTTCAATTAAAGCCATCCTGTCCTTCGTTGTGACCGTTGGAGCTGGAAGGTCTACCGAATGATTATGTCCATTTCCATAATAAGCAGAAACAAAAACATGGTGGTCTTTGCAGGTGATTGCACCTGCCGGTTCTTCTACAGACACATTCTTGCTTTCGGGATGTCCGCTGAACTGTTTGGAGAGGAAACTTACCTGTACCTTTGCAAAGCGGTTTTCAGTAGTCAACACTCCGCATGGTTCATCAACTGATTTGCATGTGTCTTGAGGGCGAACCGTATTGTAACGGGAAAGGAAAGCATCCTTTCCTCCGGCTACAAACTTGATAAGTCCAGCATAGATACGTTCAAGCGTTTTCTCTGCAAGAGGCTTTTCCCTGAAGATGGTAGTTCCTTCATCAGAGAAATCAAGCACGTCTTTTACCGGCTTCCACTTCTCCAGCCGCGAGAACATATCTTGCCTACCACCTTTACAGTGGGTCGGTTCAGGGAATACTATCGGCAAGTTCTTTTTAGCAAAGATGCCGAAGAAGCGTTTTCTTGTGGTGTAGGCACCGAAGTCGGCAGCATTTAAGATGCGGTGCTCAAAGTTGTAACCGTACTTCTTGACATTGCGCACCCACTTTTGATAAAGCCGGCCTTTGTCCATGCTGATAGGTTTCCCATTCTCATCCATATCTCCCCATGACATAAACTCTTCTACATTTTCAATCTGAATGTAGTCAGGGTCTATAACATCAATATAACGGAAGAGATGTTCTGCCAACGTTCGGCTGTCGGCATCTCTCGGCTGACCGCCTTTGGCTTTCGAGAAGTTGGTACACTCCAAAGAAGCATGAAGCATTATCATGGCATCAGGGTATAGCTGACGGATACGTTCTACAATAGTGCTTATCGGGGAAAGTTCCAGTGTACGGATATCCTCAATAAAGTGAAGTGCATCAGGGATATTGGCATCATGTGAAAGGATGGCATTCTTGTCATGGTTCACACAACAAACAACTTTTGCACATTTATTTCCATCCAATCGTGCTGCTTCCACACCTTCGGATAAGCCACCAGCGCCACAAAAGAGATCAATAACAAATAGTTCTATATCGGACAGACCTTCAATGGATTTTAAGATATTTTTCTGCGATTTCATAACTTCTCCTTTTTAAACAGGTGGCTGAACGCATTATCCAAATCCAAGTCTAGATTCAGTTTGGACGGGAAAGATTTAATGTATTCGTACATCTTATAAGCGAGGTTGTCATCATCACCGCATCTGTCAATCAGTGTGAGCAACATGGCGTTCACCATGTCAGAATCATTGCCGAAGTTTTCCTGAGTGGATTCGCTGCAATGATTCACATCACTTTTCAATCTCTTTATCGCGGCTATGGCTGTGTTGAAGTTTCTTTTTGAATCGTGCCGCAATTCAAAGCCTTCCTTCTTGTATTGCTGCTGCATTTCTAGAAGGTTGGTTTCTAAAACGTCCGTGAGGACAAATACGATGTTGGTTATCGTATTCAGTTTGTCTGTTCCTTGCATAATCGTGTATTCTTATTTCTAATTCGAATGAATCCCCTTCGTTCTGTTTCTTCTAACAGTGGAAAGTCTTCATTCTTGATTTCACATTCTGTTTCGTAGTTCACGGAAGTATAACTTGGGATATTGAACTTTTTCCGGATTCTTACGATAACATCCGGATTTCTTGTTACCCAGTAAACGGTTATTCTCATGGTGATATCAGCATTTTTCTAGCTTCCTCATCTCCTGCATCAGCACGGTGCTTGATTTCAATGTACTCAGCATAAGAGATTCTGTTATCTCCACGCTCCTCTATCTCTTTTTCACGTTGGTTTCTGTATCGTTCACGCTCTTTCCGTTCAATATCTTTCCGACGTTCAGAAACGTAGTCCAGCATCGCACTTGTTATTTTCAATGGATCTATTGAACCGTAGAACCGCCCATACTTCCCTGACTTAAACCGTGCTATGAAAAAACAGATTTCAGCGGCATTTATATAATAATACTCCGAAAGGAATATCTCCGATAGTTCAGAAAGTTGCTCTTTCGCTATCTTGGTTGAAACTTCTGCAAAGTCATTCAATGAGCCAAATTGTATCTTTAGCCATTCTATCGGTGTTTCATCCCCATAAGTAGAAGACAATAGCCCTAAACTCGGAATGCTGTCATTCAACGCCAGTTCTGAATGGGTTGCATTACATCTGACAAGTTTGAACTGCAAATCAGGGTTGTAATCAAGAATGAATTGTGCAGGATCGGGATATTTATTCAATAACGCCCTCTGCTTCAAGTTCCTTTCTCTTTTTTGCGGCAGCTTCTCTAACGGTTGTAGCGACTGCAAGAACTGAATCACGTTTTCGCTGCTCGCTATCCTGTTGATTTTTACTAAGTCTTGTCCCATTATAGTTTCCTTCCAATATTTTAGTAAAGTTTGCTTGTTTGAAAATCCAATCAAAGTCGCATTTCCAATTGCGGTCATTAGCTCCAAGTAAGAACGGGGATTGAAGAATGAGATTGAAAACACTCCTCACTGACTCTTTCCCATATTGGGCTATCCGGGCTTTTACAGCCTTTTTTCTCACATCAGTCATTGATCTTATCTGCTGGAGTCTGTCTTTGAATGTGGTATTATAGTATTCCATCAATCCGCTGTAATCAATCTTTTCAGAGGGGGAGGGCGAAGAAAGCTTGGCTTTCTTTGATACTCCGTCAGGAGTATTTTCTTTCTTTTGATGTAGAGATATATCTATATACTCTCTTTCTTCTTTCTTTGTATTTGTGCCCTCTGTGTGCCCTGATTTTTGTAAAAGTTCGGATTGCGGTAGATTGCTGTTCATGGGCTGTGCCCCAAGTTGTGCCCTTAGTTGTGCCCATTCGTGTCTTAATTCATTGATTTCCTTTTCAATACCTGTGTCCTTACTTGTGCCCTTGGTTGTGCCCATTGGATTATATTCTTCATATTTACATAAGGTTATAAGGTTCATTCCTTGATTGCACTCAACAGTTATCATACCTTTCTTTCTAAGATGCACAAGAAAGGAACGCACCTTCTTTTCAGACCATTTCCAACGCTGTGACAGAAATCTTATGGATGCAGGATATTGACCTCTTGAATAAGAGATTTCTCGACCTCCGATACTCTCCTTTCGGGGCGTTGCCTCAAATCGTGCAGACTGAATTAAGTCTAACCACGCTTCGCAACTGCTAAAAGTACGGGCTTCATTCCACATTTCATTCGAGAAAAACCTGCGGCTTAGCCTCAAAAATCCTTCGTCCATAGTCTTAGAATCTCACGTTAGTTAATTGCCTTCCGTTAGAAAATACAGCCCACTTACCATTACCGCTATCAAACAATCGTAAATCCGACACCTCTCCGAAACGTTTGATGTTACCGCATAAATCCACAATCCATCCACATTCTTTAGAAGGATGCGGGCGGATGGCACGACCGACTATCTGATACCACAGGGCAAGTGACATTCTAGGACGTGCCATAACGACCGTATCAAGTTCCGGATAGTCAAAGCCAGTCGTAAGTACACCCACATTAGCTACTACTGGAATTTCACCAGCTTTGAACGCCTCAAGAATATGTTCACGTTCTTTCTTAGGAGTATCACCTGAAACGATAGCGCAACCGGGTATTGACATCGTTAACCGTTCCGCTTCTTTCAAAAAACGGGTAAAGACCAAAATACCCTTCCGTTTTCCTCCGGCTTTGGGATTCATCAGCCTTTGGACGATATGAACGAGATAACCGTAGAAGCCTATCCGTTCATATTCTTTTTGAACTGACCTATCC